GAGGGTGGCGATGGAATTTATCGCTCGCCATTGGTGCAACTCCTGTTTGGTGATGGCAAGAATAAAACTGGCCTAATGCAGGCTCTACAAGGTAAGGGCTTCGATAAGTTCTGGGAAGACAACTGGTCGGGTATGGTTCCAGCTGGTACACAGGCTAAGAAGTCGTTAGAGGGCTACCAGGCAACGACCACGGGCGAAAGTCGTAACTCTAAGGGCAAGATCCGATACCTACAGGATATGGACCAGAATAGTGTAATAAACGCTACAATCTTTGGGCAATACACCACAGAGGCTGGTCGAAAGTGGGTTAAAGAGGGTTTTCCAACGCTGTCTGACAGTCGAGCTGAAAAGGTTGACAAACAAAAGACACGCGAACTTAAAGAGAAGTACTACGACTTTTACTCGGCCATCGGCAAGGTTAAGGGTCGCAAGGACGCCTATGAGGAGGTTAAAAACGCCGCAATCATGGGAGATGAAAACCGAGCCCAGCGGGTTGCCAAAGAGTACAACGATAAGGTGCATGACGCACTGTCCGCCTATTACTCAAAGCACGAGGAGCTTCCCAGCAAGCTAAAAAAAGAGCTCTCGCAGCGGATATTCATTAACGCCAGTCGGGCAGGTAAACACAGACGCAGAAAGAAAGATGAGGACGAAGATGAGTAAACATATTAACCTCAGGGCCACCCACGCACTCCTATGGAGATTGCATGTTGGTGTGGCCACCGCCTCGTTTGTTAGCGGTTTAAGTATATTGCTGTATCCCAGGAAATTTATGGTCAATGCAGCGTGTACCATATTGCCGTACTGGCTGACTGGACTACTATGGTTGCTGTGCGGAGCTATGATTGCTGGGGCCTTGGCCAGGTGGTCATATAAAACCGCTCGCCTGGGCATCGGATTATCTGTGGTTCTTTATGGGCTCATGGGGACTGGAATGTTAACGGACCTACTGTTTAGTAACGGACCTCCAGCGCCGCTATCAACAATAATAGCACACTATATACTCGCCTTTGGGGCGTTCTTTATCCTACTAGAGCCACCCATTAACCCAGAAACAGCAATTACAAACAGAAACAAAAACAAGGAATAACGATGATTGAAGCAGTAAAATTAGACATTGCAGCGGTTATTACTGCCATATCTTTAGTCATTACAGCAGCTGCTACATTTATCGTTGCTTTCAGAGATAAGAAGACCGACGGTGATGCAGCTGATAAAGCGGTGTCTGTGACTCAAATCTATGAAACCGATAAAAAAGTTGAAACCCTGATTCAGCAGGTGGACTTCCTGTTCGATGAGATTAGTAAACTACGTACCGAAAAAGATGACCTTGAGCATCAAATTGCGAGGCTAACCGAAGACCTTAATAGGGAACGTGAGGACCACAGCAAGACCAAGGCACGACTCGACGCACTGCTAGTCGAACTAGATGAAAAGAATAAAAAGATTGCAGTTCTAGAACATGAGCTGTCTAAGTTAAAGGAGAAACAATAATGGCATTTAATTGGCAAACACAATGGAACAGTCCAAACTACACAGAGGCTGCAGATGTATACGCAACGTGGGGGCGACCACGCACTATTGAAGCCATCGCTATCCATTGGTGGGGAAATCCTGAGAACAACCCATCGTACGAGGGTGTTATTAACTGGCTATGTCGGCCGAATGGTAGTAGCTCTGCACACATTGTGGCCACAGGAACAGGTAGGCGAGCAGCCTGTCTGATTGACCTGGAAAACGCATCATGGGCAACCAACTCGGCAAACCCATATACGATATCAATTGAATGCGACCCTCGATGTCGAGATGAAGATTATGATGTTGTTGCTGAGGTTATAGCTCAGTTACGTAGTATATATGGTTATCTTCCATTAGTGCCACACCGACAATTTACATCAACAAATTGTCCTGGTAATTATAATCTTGATCGCTTAAACCAAATTGCAGCGACTAAGGAAGTTAGTAAAGACGACGATTGGGGTAATGTTCGTAATAAGGTTGCTCCCGCTCCAGCTCCAGCACCAGTACCTACACGACCAACATGGGCTGCAATGGCTAACCCGCGCTATATGAGGGCTGCAGTTGATCTGTATGTTTATGACCTTGTTAATAAGAGGCCTGTTGGTTCTGTCATCAAGGCTGGCACCGATATTGACTTCAAAACCCAAACTCAATGGGACGGTAAAACCTACCTGCGTAGCAGGTCATCAACTGATGGTGGTCGAGACTGGGGCATTTTATTAGACGCTCTTACTGAAATCCCAGCACCAGCACCTGAAGTGGAGAAGAAACCAGAGGTTATACCTCCACAAGCTCATGAGAAGCCGTCTGAGGGGTCTTTAGACAAAGAGACTACAACCTTACTACAAGATGTTAAAAAGCTGTTACAGGAGCTTACACAGCTTCTGAAGAACATATTTAAAATAGGAGATAAATAAATGGAATCAATATTATCACTTGCTGCTATTGCATTAGTAAAACTTGGCCAGGAGCTAAACGAAAAACATTGGGGTAAGGCTGGCCTTATTGTGTTAGCTGCGTTTGCTGGTGGAGCACTTGGCTTTGTCACTGGTGGAGTTGATGGCATCGCTGATGGTGTGTTCAAGATTGGTCTTGTTGGTTCAGGACTTATAACAACCGCTGGATTTGCTGGTAAAAAGGCTGGCGAAGCCCGTAAAGATTCTTAAAACATTAAGACATAAAATAAAGACCTCACAGTTAAGTGGGGTCTTATTTTTATATATTAAAGACTGACGTCTGGATTCTTATTTTCGTCCTTACAGCTTTCCATCGCACTATTGAAATATCTGCGCATTCTCCTGGAGACATAGTGGACATGGAATCCAAATCCAAATAGTGCAACATCAATTCCAAAATCTTCAGTCATCTTATCAATCTCCCATGAGATGTTGATAAGATCAAAATCAATCCAATTCATAGAACCTAGACGAAATAGTTGCCTCCATTGGTTAAAGAATGTTATGCTCATTGCGCTCTCCCTTTCTTATTACAATATTTCTCATCTGTACACGTACTATATCGTCAGCAACACTAAACCTACAGTCCTCAGTAATTGTAATTGTTAACTCTCTCTTACTCATATATCAAAGCTCCACTTCTAAATAGGATACAAACCCCGAGTCATTTACAACAATCCTGCAGCCCAATATGCTGATGTCTCTTTCGCCATGTCTAATATAACCATTATCTGCTCTTAGTAGCTCCCGATAAAAATCCCAACCCATAACCAGACACATAGAGCTGAGGCTAAATATACCAAGCTCCTCTTTCGCTCTCCTGATAGCCTTTGCAATGCTATTAAGATTGGGATGCGAGATATAAAAGAGTTTTTTGAATTCCCCATTGACAAGAGGGTGCATGGCTTGATAAATCTCATCAAGTGGGTTCTTTCTCTGTAGTGCCTCAAGAACATCCCTATCAATCTCAGTGCTATTGTTCTTTGGGAAGAACTTGTCCCTGAGCATCTGCTCACCAGCTTCTCGTAGATCACCGTCTAATGTAGACAGCCTACTTCTGGCTATTACTTGCTGTAATTTGGTGGACATTGTTTAACTCCTTCATCGTTTCTGGTGATGTATGAGACGCTGCGGACACCATAGCCACCTTGAGGGCGTTCTCGCGGTCTTTCTCAGTGATTTCATGAGCTTTGCGTAGTCCGTCAGCTAAACCATCAGCATATGCAGCCATCTTCTTTGTCTCCTCTGCATCAGCTAGCTTCTCTTCACGCTTGTCAAGTGACTTCTCCCGCTTATCGAGACTCTCCTCTTTTGCGTTCAGAATAGCCACAGTGTCAGCGTTCTTTAGTGACTGCTTTTCAATCTCTCGGACTTCGTCACGTTCTTCCTCAAGCACAGAGATTTTGGCTTCTAGCCGTTCAGTCTCACGCTTTGCTGTCTCACACAGGTCCTCTTGTTGCTGACGTAGATATTCAATCTCACCATTCTTCTTTTCAACTGACCTCTTTAATTCATCAATCCGTTGCTTGGATTCTTTTGCTCCACGCACCTCTGCGTCTGCCTCCAGCTTGGACAGTTCTTCCTGACTGATAAGCTTATAACCTTTGATAAACTTCATACCTATTTTCCCTCATAAAATTCTCTTATTGTTTTTGTCGCCTGCTTTGCCTTAGAACGTCTATTGCCGACAGGGTCAAACGCGAACACGATACTAGAATACTTAATACTACGATGCCCATCTGGTGTAATAAAGCGGCCAAACTCGCCCTTACTACCCTTAGCACCCCAGCTATGACCCTTGTAAACAACAAGCTCAGCGCCTCCACGGCCCGCCCTCGCACAAACATCGCCAGGGCGTATAACCTCACCATACCTGTCATACTTATCAAAATTCAACATGAGGATCACCAACCTGTAAGACCTTTAAGCCAAACGACCGCCACATGCGGCAAACCGACGGTCTGTCGTCAACAACAAACTTAATATTATATTTATTTTTTATGTGGTGATTAAACAGCTCCTGCTTCACCACGTAGTCTGGTCTCTTATCTCCCTCATTACGGCAATAAATTTCGTCGTAGTTGACCCCGTTTTTAGCGAGCCAGTCTTGTGTAACCTGCAGATGACCACTATGACGGCCAGTGAGTATAATGACACGATAGCCGTGTTTGTAGCACATAGAAGCAACCACAGAAACAGCGTCGTCAAGTACATCTTCCATAGCCCGACTAGCGTCATAGGGATTACGAGGATTGTCGCCATCGATATGAGCAAGAGTACCGTCAATATCCACCAGAATAGCTTCATCCAGCATATCATCATATTTAACATGTTTTTCCTTGTATGGTGCTATATATTTATTGTACATATTGAGGATTACTTCCATCGGGACGCTATCTGTACGTTTGCGGTTTCGTTTGATACATTCCTCGAGTGGCGTGTCAATAAACATCACCTCAAAGTCAGCATTAAACTCTTTTGCGATCGCTTCAAGTCGTTGCTGATGTCTTGGATTAAAGTGAGTGTTGTCCACCACAACATTCCTACCAGCTGATAGATGAGCCCTTATCATGCCGTTCTCAATCGCAATAACTTTTTTCTCATCCTTGAATTCATAGTTAGGGAAGTCCAATTTGCGTATGTCGTCTTTGTTGGTGCGACCCCAACCTTTGCTCTCTAGTTCTTTTGCGTATGTGGACTTGCCGGAAGCCGGTAGCCCTTTCAGCATTAGAAGCTTCTTTGTCATACAGCTATATCTCCTTTATTTTATCTGGCCTAAAGCCTGACCACTTCTCAGTGCCAATGTCAACAATCGGTGCTTGCATGAAGCCTTCTTCTCTGAACCGCTCGGTTAGTTCTGGATTGTCCTCAAGCATAACCACCGTATACTCAAGTGCCCTTTTCCCAAGTGCTCGATATGTTGCATTGCATTGCACACAGTTCTCTTTACTGTATACTGTAATCTCTGGTTGCCTCATCTTCTCCATTACTGGCAACCCTCACACATTGTTAACTCTGCCGGGTCAATAGGCGCGTCTATCGGTCGGCCATTGCGGCGATTAAAATCCTCTTTAACCTGCTCATCATTCATAGCTGCATCAATAGCAGCCAGCTTCTCTTCTAGTGTCATCTCGTCTTTTAAAATCTCATCAGCGTTCAATGTTATTCTCCAATCTGTCTGCCACAAGCTTAGCATAGCCCGCAATATCAATCCACGAATCTGCGTACCACGGGTCGCCATTAACAATACGACCAATCTTGTGTGCTATCATAAATAGAGCTTCCGCCATATCCTCATCGATTTCATAGATAGAATCGACATTTACATTATTATAAAAGCCCTCTCTAATAACTGCTTGTATATCCTGCGACACAGTGGCGTGCCCCATAAAACTGCCATAGCGTTTGCCACGTTCATCTAAAATACTATCTACTTCATTTTTCATATTACACCCCTACCACACAACCTTGCCAAACCATTTCTTGCTTGGCGGCAGTTGATATTCTTTCTTCTTCCTTTTATATGTATAACTATTGGCATTCTCTCGCCTATTCGGCGGACAGAATGAACAGTCTGTGTCTCTCTGTCTCTTTAGCCGTTTATAGACTTTGGGATTAGACACCTTGTCCATTCTCCTTGACAACCTCGACATCAACATCCCCTGTAGCTAGTTTCTTTTTGTACCACTCTGGTAGACCAGACACCGCGTGTCGCATAAAGTCATCCTTGTATATCTTCCAGAGTTCCTCTTTGATATTCTCTTTTTCCTCTAGTGTTATATCAAACCGCACCTCTTTAATAAGGCGACCAATATCTGCAGGTCCGCCCACCAACTCGCCATTCTCTCTTAGGTGCTGGATAGCCTTATTCCATCGGGCCTCTGACCTATATTGGCTGATAGCAACCTCAAGCTTGCCCTTGCCGGTGTGTTCTTTTTTCCAGTCTCTGGCATGAACCTCTTTGAATTTCTCTGAGACGTACTTACCACTCATAACCGTTAGCGGGATATTACCCATAAACATCCATGGCGTGTATCGCTTAACCACAACACCCTCAATCTTTTGACCACCAAGGAAACTGTCTGTTTTGTCAACCATATCCAATACAGCCTGAGCATTAGCTTCACCCTTAAATAGTAATGGCACTGTGTCAACGCCCAGTTGTTCAGCCCATTCAGAGATAATGTCCATGCCATAGTGTTCTTGTGTCTCTGGGTTGTACACCCCAAACAAGGCGATACCGTTCTTAGGTGTTCGGTCATAAGCTAGGACATTGTGCTTTGGCTTACTCAGCCACTCGCCGTATAGGGCTATGTTATCTGGTAGTTTGTCGGCAATCGTTTTAACGAATTCAACTGCACCCTCAAACATCTTGTCTGGGTTGTCGAGGTCTTGTTCTTTTCCCTTAGAGCGAACAAACAACTCGCCATTTATCTTACCTAGCCCCAGTTGCGAATTGTGGCTGCATAGACCGTCGGCTACGTATGTTTTAGTTGATGTACTAATTCTTACTATGGGTATTGGACCTAGCTTTTCGATGGCAACCACCGCAATATCCTTGACTGAGTCAAAAGGCATATCTTCTAGTAACTTTTCAAAAGCACCCGTTAACAATCTTTGTGGTCTGAACGTACCTAGAAACCTTATCCTTTCTGATTTTCCACCGTTTATTCTAAGTGTTTCACATACGCCCCAATTTTCTTTTCGTCGCCTAGAAGAGAACCCTACAGAAAACCCCCTGTCCTCTAAGATGCTTTTTATTATGAGTGCGCCCTTACCTTCGTTCTGATAGTAAGATAAATGTCCGTCTTTATTTCCTGCTTCGCCGACTAAACTACCCTCTCCATCGTATTGACCCGCAACATACCCAGATTCGTAGGTTTCTTCGTACTCCCACTTGCCAAGGTCAGCTATCCGCATTCCGACCTTAATATCCTTAGCCTCTACATACTTCTTGCTGAGACCAGTTGATGTCTTCCTGGGAAATCGCACCACCAGAGGATGATTATACGTAACTCGCACTTTCCTGCCATCTTCTAGCTGTAGTTCGTAGCATTCATCAAAATCGTTCTTCAATGCTGTGATATATGATTTCTTAAAACGAGAACCATTAAGTTCTTCATCGAAACCTACTATCTCATCTCCTATATTCAGGTCAATAGCCTTTTTATAACTAAGATCTGACATTAATATGCTAGTTTCAGGCGTAACACAACCATCCACCTTCTCGGTGATTTCAACAACACCTTCGAACAGGTCTGATATTTGTTTATTTCCTATGTGTAGAATTTTAGGAAACGCTGATGTTTTCATTTATCCCTCGCTATCTCTATTAACTTTTGGCGCCTCATTGAAGCGTTCTTCCCATCTTCGCTGACATTCATCACATATCAACGTTCCATCACTCAGCCAGCCCCATTTATCGGGGAGATCAAAATAGGCGTACCCGTACTTGTCGCATATATAGCAGTGAGACTCAACCAGGTTTTCAAAGTAATCATCGCAAGACGCCACCAACTGCTCAAGCCTAGCAACTGCTTCATCTCGAAGCTTCTGTACACGATCTGGAGGCATTCGCTTTATAGCATCGACCTCTACTCGTCGGCTGGGGAACTTGTATTGTAGTGTTATCTTGCTCATATACCACCATTTAATCTAGTTCTAGGTCTAGCCCATCAGCCTTATTTGCATCATCAACCAATCGACACAGCATTTCACGCTCTGATATTTCATCAAGCCACCGTCGCTTGTTCTCCATGCGCTCCTCTGGGGGCATATTCCTAATAATATTAACCAGCTCCATGTCTGGTAATGCCGGCTGATTGTCCGGCCAATTATTGATACCCGATGCGTATTCACTCATAATTCCTATTCCTTTCTCCTTATTAAGCGTTAACTAGTCTGCCTTTTTTATTAAGCTTAGCTTCATTCGTCCACCCGCCACACGACTTACACTGAAAGCGCTGAACTTTACCATTGCGTCTCATATTGAAACCACGTCGCTCAAGTCTATTACTTCCACACTTAGGGCAGATACCATTAATCTGTGCAATATCTCCCAAGTTTGGATGGTTCTTAATGTACGGCCTTAGGCGTTCATAGATTAAATATAGCAGATCAACATCTTGATTATTATACTCTCTTAACTGATCCCAGGCCTTTTTGTCTCCCGTCAAGCATCTATACCATAAATCTCCATGGGTGACCTCGGTCTTGGAGCCAACTTCAAATAACTTACCAAGACTGTCGAGACTATTGCTATTAAACCGTGCAACACTTCTTGCAACAGCCAGAGTATCAACTGTCTTATATGGTGATGGTGGTGCTAATCTATATCTTAAAAAGCTCGCTGTTGCAACCTTGTTATCAAACCTATTGGCGTTATGTGCAACAACAATATCAGCTTCATCAAACAGTCCATGTATAAGCTTAACAAGAGCAAGATTTGCACTAGTTCGTCCCTTTCGAGGAATGGTAGCTAGGCTTTCGTGGTGTGTAACATCTTCGCCGTACCAACGCCAGCTAATACTCATAATGCTAGGGTTTTGCTCTACCTTAATAACATTTGTTTTGTAGAGACCATATGTCCAGCCCAATGTTGGGCTAACTTCCAGATCATAAATCAATATCTTCGGAACCATCTCCATTAGCTATCTGCTCCATTTCTTCCTGAGACATGTTCAATAATTCATATTCGTAATCGTCCATCTCCCCATCTTCTTCTCTTAATTTTGGTCAGGGTACCAGGAGTTGAACCTGGGCTTCATGGTTCCAGACCACATGTGCTACCGTAACACCTTACCCTGCTGTGGAGGCGCAGACATTTTTCGGGGTCGCTGCGCCAATTTATCCCACACATAAACCTCTAAGCACACAATGTTTTACGAGTATAGTCGTGACCGATAATCGACATTTTCTACTCGCTTGGGGCTCCCAACCCTTGTTCATCTATTTCCCTGCTCTTGGTCAGAGAGCCCAGGCTGTGCTGCGCCTGTTTAGTCGGTGCAATACTGTTGTGTACTTATTTTGGCGACCGCAACGAGAATTGAACTCGTGTCTTACCCGTGACAGGGGCATGTAATAACCACTATACCATGCAGTCTTATTTGGTGGAGCATGTTACGATTTCCAGCTCGAAAACTTAAACTTATCTATACTCCCTGTCTTTTTGCAGTGACAGTTCGCACAGAGTATCTGTAAATTTTCGGTAGCTTCCCTATCCATATAAACATCTAACACTGTTTTATATCCATATTTAGTGTCTCCAGGCTTCCTGAGTATGGGCTCTATATGGTCTATCTGCAAGCATCGCTTGGCGGATTCACCACACTCAACACATTCACCACCAAGAAACTCCAATACAATAAACCGACGTTCAAATGTCTTGTTTGCTTGGTGCACTTTTTGAAACTCAAGCTGCTTGGCTCTATCTTTATACGGCATACTCACCTCATTTAATGCTTGTTAGGGGCATGAGGGATTCGAACCCTCGTGCCGGGCGCTGCCTAATGCAGGAGTTAACACCCGGTCTGACCTTTTATGCCCCAGAAAGGAGGGGGGACCACTCGCTACCCATCCAGGTTTCACCATCTCAAGAGGGTTTTCACTACCCTTACGCTGGAATACCTGGCCAAAGCCTTGTCCGTACCGAATTTTCATTTGGTTGCGGACCCAAGAATCGAACTTGATTGATCGGCTTATGAGACCGATAAGATGACCACACCTACCATCCGCCCTAAGCCCCGACGGGCCGACCTCGCTGTACAGCACCTGCTTGCTCGTTTGCTACAGGTACGAGGTAATAAATAAAGGTGTGAGATTAACCCCTCACACTGGGCTGCAGCGGGACACCACAAAGGGTTGTTCGCTAGCCTTTATCTCCACGTCTATGCGATAGGAGTCCCCATGTTGTCAATACCAGCCGTTAGAGTTCCAGAATGCAACAGCCTGTGGCCATCCGCCATAGCGTCCAACCACATAACTGTTCATCGCCCTTAGAACTGCTACTGGATCATTCCATGTTGGCTTTAAGATATTGTGCAGCGGAATGCAGTAGGTCAATTCTGTCCCCGAATAACCCTAGAGCACGATTGCAATTATGACAAAGTAAGCCCCTGACACAATTACCACACGACTTCTTGCCAACACAGCAGGAGTGGTCGTGGTCTACGCATAGGTTAGTGTCAGAAGTAGTCTGGCATATAGCACATACGCCATTCTGCCTTGACAACATGTCCCCATACTGTTCATAGCTGATGCCGTACATATATTTTATCTCAGAGCGATGTTTTTGCTCTCGGTACTTGGGAGTTCCTTTTTTCTTCTTGTCGTTCTCATACCAGCACGACTTACACCAGTTGTTAAGACCGTCTATGGAGCGCCTGCTCCTCCAGAACGAAGAAGTATCTAATTCTTTCTTACACCTATTGCATTTCTTCATATTACTACACTAATACCAATGATTTTTATTCCAAAACCCAACAGCGTTTTGCCAGCTTCCGTATCTAGCCAATACATATTGGTTCATGGCACGGAGGGCGTGTATAGGATTATTCCACTGCCCAGCCCATTTACCACAAGGTAGTTGTTGGCCTAGTCCACATGCTCCAGAGGAGGCATTTACTGCGTTTGGATTCCAGCTTGATTCACGGGAAACAATAGAATCTACATATCCCCAATGAGCTTCCGGTATTCCGCTTGCTGCAAGCCAAGAGTGTTTGTCTCCAGCAATCTGTGCAGCAGGTACGCTTGTGGCTTGTGCCTTTGGCTTTTGTGCTGCTTGCTCTGAGGCTATTCTAGCTTGTTCAGCTTCTCGCTCTTTCTTAGCTTGCAAGTTCTCTTTTAAAGATTCTATCTCTTTTTCTTTCTCGGCCGTTTTCAGGCGTTCTTCCCGTAGAGATGTATCAGTAGCTATCTTTTCAGTTTTAAGCTCTGACAGACGCTTATAAACGGTCTGACGGGCCTGTTTTTCTTCAACCACCTGAGCCTGTACACTAGATAATGTGTTAGTAGTCTCTGTATGCTTTGTAAGCATAATGATGTTCAGTGTGATTAGGATAGCAACCACGATGTATAGTGAGCGGCTGCGTAGCCAATTTAATTTGGTACTAATAATGTGCCTTTCGTTAACTAATATAAAGTGGGATAGACTTCCCAAGCCTTTATATCCATCTGGCCTCGCTAGGCCCTAGCTTGTTCTCCGAAGTCAATTTCGTCAAATTCATTAACCGATTGTGGAACCAGTGATTTAATTTTACTCATAATATTTCCCCCTACTATTTAATACTAGCACACCTTGTTCAAAAAGTCAATAGTTTTTTCTGAATTTTATGTTGTAGAATTTACATTCTTGCCAAGGAATGTCTTATCACCCCTGTTTGTCGCCTTAGCAATGCGGATCCTATTCTGATGTTCAACGTTGTTTTTCTTGATAAACCATTTAACGAACGGTAATTTCTTTTTCATAACACTCCTATATATCGCTTAAAAAGCTTAAGAACTTGTAAGTATCTTTGTCTACTTTTGGCCGAATACTTCGCGATCCTTTGTGATAATTGCAAGATCCATGGGCTGGTTGAATATTACTAGCCGAATAGATGTTCTCTGCCGTTCTAGGCTCAATGTGGTCAAGTGTGACTTCACTCGCTCTAACCCAATCACCACAAATCCCGCACATGTAATAGCCATTATCCAGTGGCGGGTTGTCTCTGAGCCACCTTTTCCTGAACGCGAGCCATGCTCCCTCGCTTGTTTTGTATCTTTCATAATCAAACATCCCATTCATCCTCAACTAATACAATCTCAGCCCGAGGGTTATCTTTATCTACGGTCGCCTCTGCTCCACCTATACGCAACACTTTCCAATTGTCATCTGATAATATACCAGATTCAACAAGAGCATCATTACACGAGCTAATCATGTTATCAATGTCCCTCCTGACACGATCTTTCAAATAAAAGGTATAGATTGCGACCACTTGTTTTCCCCTAAGGTTGTCCTTGTAGGTGTCACTTAAATACTCAGAGGTCTCTTTTCGCCATTTCTTAACAATAGCGTTGTCTACCAATCGCGGAGGCTTCGATGGGATAATTTGTTTATTGTTTTTTTGAGACACCACTTGTCCAGGAATGACTATCTCAAGACTTTTGGTGTGGTCAGAGCTTTTTCTATCGTCCATCCCCTTTTTATCCTTCCTTAAGTTTTATCGAGTATATCGCTATCATCTATACCTCCAAGTATTGTTTCCAGGACTGATGGACCTCTACGTCCACTACCTTGCGCCTGCTTGGCAGCTTTATTATCGTTATCTCCATGTCTAGCTTTACCTCCCTTGGACTGTATCTCACGTCGCTTCTCGGGCGACATGGCCGCTAATCCTTTCCTACCTCTGATCTTTCCGCCCTTGGAGGAGGCTGCCTTATGAACAACCTCCACCATGTCCTGAAACCCCATTAACGGATTCCCTCATCCTTACGAGCGCCCTGTAGGTCAATAACTCGACTGCGGATCGCCTCAATGAGGTCGTGGGTGTCTGCAACAACACCCTTCAACCTCTCATAGTTCACCCGCTTTTCTGCATACTCATTCTTAGCAGCTATATATTCTTCCACGGTATTCTTTGCATCAATAGCTGCAGTGGCGCCATGCTCCTCTTTCATCTTCAGATATGCTTTGCCCTTTTCAGTTTCCATGTTGGTCTCTGCCTTGAGCATGTCCATCTGCGCATTTGCCTTAACATCAATAAGGTAGCCTTTCATCGCTGCCAATTTCATTGCCGTGTAACTCAGGACGTTTCCGTTTTGAGACTTCAGCCATTCTGCATCTGAGAACTTTTCATTGATGTATTGTATTTTTTGTAGCAGCTCTTCCATATCACCGACCTCCTAAAAGTCAAGGCTAGTCAAGTCTGCTGGGGCATCGTCACCAGCCTTAGAGCTGTTAGTAGCTCCTGCTGGTTTTTTGCCACCCTGAGCGTCGAGAAAATTCTCAACTAGAGAAATAAGGTAATCAACCTTAGCCTCTAGTTCTCCTGATGACTGTGCTTTTGCTTGACTGCTGCTGGTTCGCATTTCCTGTGGTCGGTCTGCACGAACATATTGTGGTTTACCATAGTTATTTTCTAAGATATCGCCATAGAGTTCATCGCCCTTTTCAACCTTGTTACCAATCTTCTTTAGAAGCTGCAACCAACCATCAACAGGCTGATTCTCGACCTGCACCATAAATTTATGCATGTCTCCGCCCTTAGTTTTGATAACATCAGGCTCCCCTGTTTCGCGGTTAGTTGACTGAAACGCTTTTGATACTTTCCAAACTTGTGGCATTATTTACTCCTTTTCTTAGTCTTCTTTGCCGACACCTTAGCCGGTGTTTGCGTCACTCGCTCTGGCTCAACCTTAATCTCAAGCTTGAGGTGATCGATAATGGCGTCAACCTTAGCGGATAATGTCGCTTCTTGAGGAATGGTCTCTCCCCACATCTTGCCCCATATTAGCTTATAATGGTCGCCAGTCGGCTTGGTTTTTTCAAAAACCTCTTTGTTTAGTTTGTTAATTGCTGTTGCTACACCATTAGTATCTAGCTTATCCGCCCTGTCTTCCAGGTTCCTTACGCGATCGAACAACGCCTCGACGTCAATCTCTATTCTCTTTTTAAACTTATTTCGGATCCACATAGCTCTCTCCTTTCAATATTGCTATTACTTTTTCTGGGTCTTCATACTCAATGTTATCCATTGATGATTACCTCCCGAATGTCAATTGGCTTGCTACTAAACTCTTCCCAGGCGTTCTCACCGCGACAGAGTTTCTCGGGGTTGAGCCAGTAAATATCAAGCCCCTCTACAGTATAACCCTTAATCTCCAGCAGGAACGCATAGAAGCTCAACTGTAGCCAGTGATAATCCAGTAACTCATTGCCCATCCGACTCTTAAATGGACTGTCGGCAAGCTGATATTTCTTCTCATGAATATCACCATCAGTCTTAAAATCTTGAATGCGAACAATCTTTTTCTTGCGATCGATAAACTTTACTCGGTCAATAGATCCACAAAGTTTTAGTCCAGCGTCCCAAATAAACACTTCAGACAGTCTCTCATAATCACCACCGAATTTTTCTTGGAAATCCTCAACAATCTTTTTGATGAATGGATTCTTACTCAACGCTCGGTTAGGGCCATACTCTGTCGGCTTTGTTTTAAACTCTTTAACAAACTTTGTCTTATCACCAAGCTTAAAGTTTCGGTCATAGTTCTCAAGAGCTGCATGAATTGCTGTGCCATAGCCAGTAGAAGCTTCATTGTTTAGATTCCACATCGCCTCAATAGCATCAGCATCAACATTGTATTTTTCGGCCATAGCAGCGAGGATGCCCTCACGATCAAATGGCTGGTAAAATTGCTCAGGGAATTTGCTTCCGCTCATAAAGCCCTTGAGTTCTTTATGACCATTCACAACTTCAAGCTCAATAGTTTCACCAGTCAATGGCGACGTATATGCCTCTGTGGCGTGTTTAGAGCCGTTCTGAGCCCCCTCAATAGCCTTAGTGAGGTAATTAAGCACCTTGAGGGTTTCAGCCTTGCTAGGGACGCTCTCACGAGCTTCTGGAGCCTCTTCCTCTGTTAACTTATACTCAAGCGAAATGTTCACTCCATATGACCTATCCCCGCCACCCGTGATGTCACCGATAGAAATATACACCGTGTTGCCGGCGTCCAGGGTCTCGCTAATGTCTTTATTTTTATCCTTAGCGATGTAGCCGATAGGAATCCACTCGTCATCTTTGTAGACATCAACAGCAACCGCTCGTGGGTCGTATTTGTTGTCCTTCTCTCGGCGAACTCGCAGCGGCTCTTTACCGCGAAGAGATTTGATTACATCTTGTCGCCCCTCGAATGTAACACCAACCAGCTTGCTATGGTATGTAAGCGTTTTTGATTCACTCATTACAACTCCTTTGTCATTTTAAACGTTATTGCGTATATGATGCCTACAATTATTAGTAATATTATTGCACCCATTGCTACCTTTCTTATTTCATCTTAGCACAGATCTTATTAAAAGTCAATACCTTTAACCAAAAATGTGTTGTAGAATTTACAAATCATCAAATTAACCCCTTGACAAAACACCAAATGTATGATATATTTGTTAGTGTAGAGTTTTCTCTACAACTCCTTTCTTCTCAAAAACCATTAGGTTTTATGAACCCCTAAAATCCCTCGGGGGTTCTTTTTTTATGTCAAAAGTTTTGATCTATTACGAAGCTCCGCATCGATCTGCTGAGCTTTTTTTGATACCTTTAATGCCCTCTGGTTTATCCCTATGAGATACAGATTATCAAGGTTTTTAACCCGGCTCAAGGCCACATAGCCCATACCTTCAACAAACGCTTTTCTCAGATCTATCTCGGCCGCGTCAAGCGTCATGCCTTGACTCTTATGCACGGTGATTGCGTAAGCTAGACGTAGTGGTATCTGTGTGATGGCTGCTGTTATTCTGTCGCCCGATCGCAGTTCCCACTCGTCAGGATAAACTATAACAGGATGACCAAAATTCACTATAGGGAACCCGTCACTCGTGAAGTCTATAACCGAACCTATACTCCCATTATGATAGCGACCCTCTGGGTCGTTTTTTACTGCCATAACCATAGCACCAAGCTTTAGCTCAAGCAGCTCAGGGGCAAGTACATTGCGTTGTAAGCTGAGAATTGCTTCCCATCGACCACGACTGGTCCGCATGTAGAAATGACTATCACCAGACATTCCTGCTAATTCTCGCCGGTTTAACTCATCAACGTCAGCATTAGTTGTATATAGCCTTGTAACGTCACTAGGGGCTTTCTGACGCATCCTAGATAGCAACCAGTCCAAATGCCTCTGTCGCATATCTCCGGCCCTCATGGCGTTTAATATGTCCTGCAGGCGCAGATCCTCTGCCCTGTGTTGTTCCTCCAGATAGCAAACAGACAATCCCAGATCGTGCCATGTTGTTGATTCAGTGATAAACCGACCGCTGCCATTGGTTGACACGGGTGGAAGCTGGAAAAAGTCGCCACACAGGATAGTTTGAATACCGCCCATCGGCTCATTATTCTCTCGTATAATCTGCATAGCCTGATTGACCATATCAAGGTTATAATCATGCATCATCGACACCTCGTCAATAATCAAAATATCTGTCTTACGTATTGCCTTTTTTCTCGTCTCAGACATCATATAAATGTAGTCTTCATGTAGTTTAGATCCCAACCCGATGCCACTCCAGCTATGGATTGTCTGGCCACTCAGATGAGCCGCTGCAAGGCCTGTGGTTGCTGTCACCACCACCTTTTTCTTTTGCCTCCGCGCCTTGCTAATAAACTTATTCAGGAGATAGGACTTACCAGCACCAGCAGGGCCGGTCAGCATAACATTATCGCCTCGAAGCATTATTTCAAGCGCTCTATCCTGCTGCATCCCTCTCCTTTCTCCGTTTAGCCTGCCATTCAGCCCTCATCCAGGGCGGTTTACCTCGTGATTTAGTCTCTGGTAACAATCGTCTAGCCTGCTCTTTTACTTCCTTAAAATAACCCGGTACAGCCATGTCGTCCTCAGATATTGCAAAGTGAATAACCCGCAGTCCCTCAGATTCAATAACACTAGGCGGATGTACCAACTTATCTAGGCCGTGAACAGTACCAAAAATATCAGCTTGACCGTCCGCCACCCACCTCTTTCTCATTATTTATCCTCTTGACCAACAATCTTAATGTCGTTGATGTCTACAAACTCAGCACCAGCAGCTGCGGCTACTTGATGATATTTGTCTTCAAAGGCGCTGTCACCAAGTTCTATGGTTTCAAGTACGGCATCGGTAAACTCATTTGGTACAGACACTAGGATTGCTTTCCGGTTTTCAGTGTTGTCGCCTAGATAAATTAGTTTGTTAGGATAATAACCATTGCTTGTCATAACACATCCTCCGTACTATTTCTCGTTTGGTCAAGACCCTTCTGTAACATTTCTTGAAGGTCAGTTGAGCCGTTATAGAACCACGTAATGAATTCATAAGTATCATCTTGAGTTTTAGCAACTTCAACGAAGTTGCTATCCATGTCAAATTCTTTGTCTAGTTCAATCTTATAAATACAATTTCCATCGATAATGACATAGCCGTTGTCTTCTAGTTCATATTCGTCAATCTCTTCTACATCTTGATAGAATTTATTACGTTTTTCTCTAGGTATGCTTTGCCAGAACTTCTGTAGATTGGCTTGAAGTTCATTAGCGTCTTTATATTTTTTACAAAGTTTAAGTTTTCCTTTATATCCTACAGTTTCACTCATTACTTGCCCCTTCCTCAACCGCAGAACTGGTTGGCTATACAAGGTGATGATTTGCCGAGTTTTAATTTCCTCGAATGTGAGGGAATTAGGTTTCGTAAAGTCACATCACAGTTACGCAACTGACTTTTCCCTATTTTACATTATGCGGCTTTTTGCTTTCATCCCAGGGGTCGTATTTTCATACGAGGCTTAGTCTAAGCTGTCAGTTAATCTTTACCTATTCCGCCACTTATATAGCCAGTTGACAACACCAGATTGAGCCGATTTCCGCCTGCACTCAATTCTATAAGCAAATGAAAAGCCTAGACACTGACGTTGCCAGTTGACAGCATAATCACGGAGCAAAGGATTTCTCACCTTTCGGCTTACTCCCGTTCGGGAACCCAGCTTTATTCCTCAGGTCATGCTGCCAGTTCTACGGTTGAATTTAATGTTCTACTGGGTATGATTTGTACCTGGTTGAGCAGTTTAACGACTTGCTCAGGCCACCCGTAGAGTACATATTTACGAATCTGTATCTGACGGGTCTCTCCACTCGTCTAAATCTATATCTTCACCATCCACTGCTATCTCACAGTCTAGGATAGACAAGTCCTTATGTTGCTCTGGTGCGCCATTTTGGTATGCCCAGTACATGGTGTCATCGGCAATTTCATAAGCTTCATCTTGATTGCTGGCTTTCACTGATAAATAACAGTCTAAAGTTATTTTTACTGGAATACTGAATTCTTTCATTCTTCCTCCTTTATTCCAAAATAAATCTTCCAATCTCGCTCATTTTCTTTAATAGACTTTTTAGCATCTTCTTTGGTTGCGTAGTGTACTAGTTCACCTCTGTCGCAACTGAATACTTTTGCGCAGTCTAACATTCTGTTTTCATAATCAAAATACACAATCCAGCCGCCGTATTCACTCTCAAAAACTGGTTCAAAGTCCGAGGTTTTGCACAATCTGACTTCGGCTAATTTACGTTCTTTGGCTTTCCTGCATGCTTCTTCGGTAGGATAGACAAGACCCATAGCCATAAGCCTGTTATCCACATTGTCGTCGTTCCAGATTTCCCACTCCACATCTCCATATTCGTTAATGTAGAAGTATTTCTCGGCTATTTTTGGCTTCCAGTGAGTGCTGTCTGTCGGTTCTTCAATCTCCTCGAACCATTCGTCGAAGTTATTTATATCTTGAATTGTGAACTGAGGACTAGTTTTTGCTCCAATCGGCGTAATTCTGACTAGTTCTTTTAATTCGTCAAAATCACTTGTAACTTCTTCGAATATAGTTCCAGCTTTAATTGTGGGAGTGTCTTTTAGAAGCTTATATTTCATTTCTTCTCCTTAAAATAGCTCTAATTGCGTGGCATAAATTGCACGACTAGCTAATATCTGGTTAATTCGATGAATTGTGCGTTCACTCTCGTTCAGGTCGTTTAACGCACCTTCTTTCATCTCCAGCAAGTCTACTGTGTCTACCTCATCTAATGACTGGTAGTCGTCCTCGTAATAAGGCTTTACTTGTTTTTCCATTTTCTTACCTCCTCTTTAGTTTCTTTAGTCCATCGCTTGTCCCCCTCTACAATTCGCCTCATCCATTCTTCGTCTCGCTTAGCTATGTTGTACTCTGAGATAGCTGCAAAAATTAGCAGAGCCATAACAATTATTATCCAAATTAAAATAAACATTTACATTTACCTCCCTCCTAGGCGTTGCCATTTAATAATTCTATTATAGTCTTATCGTCCAGGTTAGTTAAGTTATTATCGAAGTCTTTTTTCGCATTCAATGCTTTATAGATTGCCGCGTCAATTGTATGTTGCGACTTCAGTTGATAGAACACACATCGTTTCGATTGACCGTTTCTGTATGTCCTACCTTCTGCTTGTGAGTAGTCAATAAAACTGTAGCAAGGGCTTAAGAAGATAGTAGTGTTAAACTTCTGTAAGTTTAAGCCAGTACCACCAGATTGGTATTGAACAATCATCACGTTTTGGTCTGCAAACTTGTCTTTCTTAGCTCCGTACCAAACGCCGTGCTTAATACCTTTCTTCTTTAATGCCTCGCTTAGCTTCTCAATCGCACTCACGGTGTTGACGAATACCAAACAGTTGTCTAATCCTTCAATCTTCTCAACCGTCCAATTTATCTTTTCAGGTGCCACCTCAGCAAATTGGCGTAATGCCCAAGTCAATTTCGAAGGGCTGTCGAGTACTTCTCCATCTTCTGTCATATATGTCTTTAGCATACTGACATACTCTTTTCGCTTGATTGGTATATCGACGCGAATGACTTGTTTCTCTGGCAATTCCACAAACTCTTCTGAGCGACCTCTAAGAGCTATACTATTCCACCATTTGACCAACTCATCTTTGTGTACATAATCGACTATTTCTGGGTAACCTTTAACTCTGGTTTCAATGACGTATCGGTTATAGAACTCTGTCTTATTTTTGACTAACCCTGTAATTTTAGCATAATTCACTGCGTCTGCCCATTTACTCATCGGCGTACCGCTTAGAAGTGAATAACCCCGCTCGGTCAATCTACACAAGTAAAATGCTCCCAGACCTTGCTTGCTTTGGCTATTCTTTATCTTGTGAGCCTCATCGATGATAATGTAGTAGTCTTTGTACTCTGAGAAGTCGATATCCTTGAACTTCTGCAAAAAACTGTAACCCTTGACCTGGAAGTCGTCGAACTCTAACTCTGATTTCTCAAGGTCGAGTTCCCAAACTTTGGTATCGCGGACAGATGCTGGACAAATAACTAAGACTTTGCGTGAACCTGTGCGGTATGCTCTGAATAGTGCCATAAGAGTTTTGCCAGAGCCGACCCCAGCGAATATGTATGGCTTATTCCCTAACCTCTTGAGGTAGTCTTCCTGAGATGGGTATAGCGAAAAACTCATAAACTTCCTTTCTTTAATATCTCACTTAATATTTCTTGAATGTTCTCTGGCTCGGCGAAAAAAGTGTCGTGCTTCATACCATTCAACTTAGCGTTCCAGTATGGTTGAAGTGGTTGCCTCTTTGCGTTCTTACCTTTCTTCCATTCGATGAGGCAATGATATCCATTCGGTGCTAGTAGTATTGTGTCGGGAAAACACTTCGGTACTCCTGGACTCGCTACACACTGAATGATAACCCAGCCTTTTTTCTTTAACTTCTTCGCAGCTAGTTTGCTTCGCACACCAGAATGACAAATGACATAGAGTGTTTCTTTTGTCGTTGGTGTATAAGATCCGATATCGGATAGAGGGACATTCTTGGCATTTTTGATATGACCTCTATGGAATTCCGTAGGCGTCCGAACATCCAGTAGCTGAATCGGTTCTCTGAGTTTAGCTTCTAACTCGCTGGTAGAAATACTGTCAATTTTTGTAAATAAGTGAAACATAGGCACCTCCAAATATACCCTTATGGGGTATATTAAACCATGAAGTCAAGCTTTTGTCAAGCAAGTTGTTTTGACTTGGGAGGGAATTAGTTTCGAGAGTCTAGAAAGCAGGCTATTCTTGACCTTTCAAAGGCTTTTTGATATGATGGGCCCAAAGTAAGTGTGAGGTGATGAG